CCTAGAGGCCCAACAAAATTTCACGGCTCGCCTAAATAGCGAGCCCCCGCCGGAGAGTTTAGAAAAAACACCCGACGGCCGAGCGTCTACCGTGGTAATTAGTCACGTCGAAATGACTTTAGACGAGTTATTTTTCGGGCAATGGAGTACTACTAACTTTACGTGGTCTGCTATCGCTAATGAGGTACAAGGCGCTATAACTTTAGAGGTATTACACCCCGTAACAGGCGAGAAGATAACCAGACAGGGCGCCGCCTCCGTTATAATTACAGTCGACAAATTACCCGACGAACTGAGAAACGACCCGCACGCGCGTAATAGGTGGGCCCTTTCACCCGAAAATAAGAAACCCAACGCGTTAGATCTGTCCTTTCCTAAGTTAAAGGCCGAGTGTTTAAAGAACGCCGCCCAAAGCCTGGGCAAGATCTTCGGCCGAGACCTTAATAGGAGTCGTAAGGATCAGTATAAGCCGTTTAAAATACAGTCTAAAGAATTACCCCCCGCTATGCTTGAGGTAATAGAGCAGAAAATAGCCGAGGGACTAACGCCGTGGGAGTTTAACAAGACAGTAGAAATTTTAGGCGACCTAATAAGCCCAGAGCAAAAGTTAGCGCTAGAGAGTAAGTTAAAAACCATAAAAGAATAAAACCATGTTACAAGACCTTTTAAATAAGTTAAGCGGCGAAATACCCCAGAATACAGCCGCCTGGGACAGAATAAGATTAGGACGCTTTACGGCCTCGAAAATTTGGCAACTAATGAGCGAGCCGAGGAGTAAGGCCGCTAAAGAGGCGGGCCTGTTTAGTGAGGCCGGAGAGCGCTACATAGCGCAAACAATTACCGAAGAGTTAACGGGCCTACCCGCTGAGGAAACGTGGGGCCGTGCTATTGAGTGGGGTAATGAGTACGAGGAGGAGGCTATAGTAGCCCTGTCCGATAAAATGGGAGTAGAGCGGGCCGAGTACGTGCAATTTAAACCCGCCTTTACTCTATTTAATGAATACGCCGGAGGTAGCCCAGACGCGAAATTTTACCTAGCGGACGGATCCGGAGGCTACCGGTGGGTAGGTATAGAGGTTAAGTGTCCGTTTAACTCTATAAACCACTTTTGGCATAGCCAGATCGTAGACGCTGAGACTCTAAAAGAGATAGACCCTACCTACTATTGGCAAGTATGTTTAAATATACTTTGCCAACGCGCGGCTGAGTGGGTATTTGCCTCGTACGACCCGCGTTACCCAGAGGATAAACGGCTTCATTGGGCTTTTATTTATCCTAGCGTCGACGACCTAACGCTACTTTGTGAAAAAATAGATCGCGCCTGGGTACGTAGAGAAGAGGTTAAGGCTAAATTTTTGGCCACGGATCCAACTAACCAACTAACCAGGATAAAATGAGAGATAACAAAACCAGAGTGTTTCATTTGCGGCTAACGGATAGCGAAAAAACTAGCCTACATACGGCGGCAGAAGCCGTGAACCTCACAGCGTCTAAACTTATACGGCGCTCTCTAAATAAATACTTACGTAAAAACTTATTTTAAACGCTTTTAAGACCATGAAAAAAATAAAATACCCTAACGTACTACTAACCCACTACGAACTAATTAAAAACGCTCCTATTGAGTTTAGAGGGGTGTTATCCTACGCTCTCCTCTGTTATAATTTCGAGGACGTTAAAAATAATATACCGGCTGAGGCTATGGAAACCTGGGCAATACTCCAGAAAAAAGTAGACGCGGCTAAGAAATCTCAAAAATACGGGGCTACTGGAGGCTACTACCTACACAAAAAACAGCCTACTACCCCCAAAATAGAGCCTATTAGTGTCGCTGAAAGCCCCGCCGTTATTGAGAAACCTATTTCCTCGCGTGCGCGCGCTACTACTACTATAAGTAATAATATAAATAATAATATAACTACTAATATACCTACTACAGCGGGAAATGTTAAACAAGAAAAATCTACTAAAGTTATTAACAAGAGTAAAACCCCGGAGTTTATACCCCCGACTTTAGAGGAGGTAATTAAGTTTTTTACTGAGAACGGTTACACGGTTAAGGCCGCTACTATCTGTTTTAATTATTACGAGGACGGCGACTGGATAGACAGCCAGGGCCGACCTGTGCAAAACTGGAAAAGGAAAGTTAGATTTAACTGGTTTAAGCCCGAGTATTTAGAGGTTAAAGGCTCAGTCTATACACGTAAAGAATACAGACCCGCATGAATACCACAGAAATAGAGGAGGGAGTATTAGGCGCGGTCTTATTAGATCCGACTTGCCTCAGTTTAATCTACGATAAATTTAAGCCGGAGCGCTTTATAGATAGTTATAACCGGCAAATATGCCAGGCTATACTCTCTTTATACCAGGAAAATAGCCCTATAGATCTAATCACGGTTAAGAATAAGGCTAAAGATATACCCACTAATTATATAGCCTCCCTAACTAACCGGATAGCGTCCACAGTTAACGTCGAAAAATGGGCCTTAATACTTGCTGAATACCATTTAAGGCGCGAAATACTGCAACTATCGGTAAGTATGGGGGCTAGAGTACAAGACGACAGCGGCGACGTTATAGACCTCTATACTGACAGCCTAAATAAACTCGAGGCGATTTATAACGACACGGCCCAGAGCGGCCCCGTACATATAGCCAAAAGGAATACCGAAGTAATTAAGGCGGTAGTAAATAGGGGTACTAGTGAGGACAGTTTAATTAAAACTGGGTTGGCGGCGGTGGATCATATAACCGGCGGGTATATGCCCGGAGATCTGGTATACATGGCGGGCCGTCCTGGTATGGGTAAAACGGCTATGCTACTAACCCAGGCGCTCCACATAGCCCAAACGCAAGGCCCCGTTATTATTTTTAGTTTAGAAATGGCGGCCCCACAGTTAATTTATAGACTAAACAGCCAACTAAGCGGGTTAAACACTCAGCACCTACTAAAAAATAAACTCAGTCCCCACGAATTTAGTCTATACAGCAAGGCTAACGACGCGTTAGAGGCCCTACCTATTTATATTGACGACAGCGCGGCGCTCACCGTCCACGACATACGGGCTAGGAGTCTGCAATTAAAAGCCCGCGGGGGAGTAAAGGCTATTTTTATAGACTACATACAACTAGTTAGCCCAGGTAAACGGAATAAGGAAACCCGCGACCAGGAATTAAGCCAGATAAGTAGACAACTAAAACAGTTAAGTAAAGAGGCGGCCTGTCCTGTTATATCACTAAGCCAACTCAGCCGAGGGGTAGAGTCTCGAGGAGATAAGCGGCCACTACTTAGCGACCTAAGAGAGTCTGGGAGTTTAGAGCAAGACGCCGACTCTGTTATATTTTTATTTCGTCCCGACTATTACGGCCACAGCGTCGACGACAGAGGTAAGAGCGTAGCCGGTATATGTGAGTATATAATAGCAAAGCAAAGAAACGGACGAACGGGTATAGCGGAGGTAAAATTTCACGCCGAAACCATGACATTTAAAACCAATACCGACCCTTTTTAACTATGAGAAAATGTAAAATTTGCGGAGTTAGGTTTAGGCCGTTCAATACACTACAAAGGACTTGTTTACAGGCGTCCTGTGTACTAGAGAACTTAGCGCGGGTTAGACACCGAAAAAAATTAGAGGAGTTAAGAGAGAGCACTAAAACTCTCAGTTACTATAAAAAGCAATTAACCCAGGTATTTAATAAATTTATTAGATCGCGCGACAAGGGTAAGCCCTGTATATCATGTCTAAGACCGTTAGGTGAGTATTTCGACGCGGGCCACTATTTTAGCAGAGGAGCCTACCCTAATCTGGCATGGACGGAGACTAACGTACACGGCCAATGTCGACATTGTAACCAGTTTTTAAGCGGCAACCTAATTAACTACAGTATTAACCTACCTAACAGGATCGGAGCGGAGGCATATAACGAACTAATTAACCGGAGAAACGACGCGCCCCAAAAATTCACTAAAGAGGAAATAATAAATTTAATAAAAACCTATAAAACTTATGGAAAAATTAAGCACTAAGTACGACGCCGAAACGCTAAACTACCTTTATTACTTACGTAATTACGCCTATAACCTAGAGAAGTTTTTACACCGGGAAACTGAGGAAAAATTTGTACAAATATACCCGGAGCATACGGGCGTACCTCCTAAGAGGATAACTCTACCTATGGAGTCTGTAGACGTTATACGAATACAGAACGAACTAGACCAGGTTAGGCTAAGAATAGTAGAAATACAAAAATTCAACACCCATGACTAACGAACAAAGCGCCCTAGACTTACACCGTACCTTTTACGAGGTCTTAGTTAACTATACTAAACCTTACGACCGTTACGAGGTTAGCCGTCGGCTTGCTATGGAGACTCTTTATATGGAGGCGAGTAATATCGAAATAAGCACGGAGCGAAAATTAGAAATACATAAAATGTTAATTATATTAAGTGAATTAAAATAAAAATTATGGAAACGAAAATTTCAAATGAAACAGAAAACGGCAATTTTGCCAATACCGATGTTAGCGGAAGGCATGGGTTATTTCACGGAAACGCAATGGATTTAATTTGCGATTTAGATGACCATAGTATTGACTTAACAGTATTAGACCCTGATTATCAAGATTGGGATAAACTTTGCGAAGAAGGTTTAATTTGTCAAGCGGTAAGAGTTACAAAACTAACAGGAAATATAATTTGCTTTACAAAACAACCATTTGACTATAATTTACGCAATGAAGTAAATCATATTTTTAGGCGTGAAATTATTTGGAGTTTTTCAAATGGCGGTGCTTGGGTAAGTAAACGGATGCCACTCGTATCATTTCAAAAAATATTCTGGCTTACATTAAGTAAAGATTTTTATGTTGACGTAAGAACAGGATTGGATTACAACGAAGGAACTAAATCAATGAAACGGAGTAGCAAGGTATTTGGAGATTATAAAGCGGAAGGAAGGCAATTTGATAAATCAGATGAAGGAACTTGGATAAGAGATCACTACCATTTCAATAAACCACATACCGGCAAAATACCCGCAAAGCCAAAAGATTTGATACAAATACTCAT